TGCCTTCCATTGCGGCTAAAGCCTGCTTAGCTTGCGCCGCTTGTGTTGCAGCGGCAGTCTGCCCTGCCGCTTGTGTTGCAGATGCCGCCTGAGCCGACTGCAAACCGCCTCCGGCAATACCAGCTATTGCAGAGTTTTTAATAGCGTCTTTTAAATCGCCACCAGCAAGAAGCGTCCCAATACCAGATCCGAGGGCCGAGCTTACCGCAGCACTACCCGCTGGCCCAAGGTAAAACCCTGCGGCTGCGCCTGCTATTGGTAAAAGCTTCTTTAAAAAACTCAAAGTACCCCGCCTCCGAGAGCTTGTGGCATTGTCACAACGATAGATACGTCTTTACGTTCTGCGCCAGTCCAAGTTTGTCCACAATCGGGGCAGTTCCCGTTGGGGTAACTTAAAATCTCTTCGGGCGTGTCAACTTCGTTTCCGCAGTTGGTACAGTGAACTTTATCAGAACTTGTTGATGGGCTCCACTTTGAGCCGTCGGGCATTGTAATTACTGTATCTGTCATGGGGTCACCACCGTCACTGTTCCGACAGCCGTTGTCCCCGCTGTCGATCCACTAAAAACATCGTTCAAACGTACGATTTTCAGTACGCCACCGTCCTCAAACACGTCACCTAATTCTAACGTATTTGCTGCCCCTGCCCCAGGTATACCTTGAAAGTTCACCAGTGGCGAGCGTTGTTCTGTGATAAAGTTGTCCAAGGCTCGACGAAGTTGATCCATATACGATGGGTCATATTGCACCGGAGGCAACGGTAGAATTGAACGAATAACCTTCCGGCTCATCGCTTACCGTCCGGTCTCGCATCTAGCCGTGGCGCACCAATCCTCCACTTTACGCCGACCGTATCCGATTCAATTTTCAAAGCAAGCTGTCTACCACGCGCTCGCATATACAACTGATCGGTATAATCATGCCCGCCAACTACTGTTTGTCGGATCACGGTCCCCGATGCACTGTCATCAATGCCGTCACCACTGAAATTCTTGGCTGTAATAGTGAAGTCCACTTCAGGATTTGCGGCAGTTGAACTCCGGAATGACAGATCAGGAAGTAATCTCCGGATCAGCATAAACTGCTCTCCGTCACCAATATCAAAATCGGACGAAGTAACATACGAAGTCATCGCTGATCCATCAGCATCAACACCAAACTCTTGGTCGTATAGATAGTTGTCTGATCCTGCCGCCTGTGGGTACGAACGCTGACCTGTGCCACGGTCGTTCCATGCGGTGCGGTTGAGATTTCCGTAATACCAGACTTTTTCGCCATAGTTGTAAATCACATAACGGTCACATTCTTCAGAGCTAGCAGATGGGTAGAACCACCAAACCTCTGTTTGCGACGCCAGTGACCCCGCGTAAATCTTGAACGACTGATTACGGTTAATATCCGAGAAAACATAGTCACGGACCGAGCAAGGAATCGATTGAATACGACCATCATAGACGTAGAAATTTTCCTGCCCCATCCAGAACACAGTGTCATTAACAGACACTGCAGCATTTGGTCCGGAGATCCTGACGTTATCGCCAAGTAGTGCCGTACCAAAAGTGTACGGAGGGCCAATAAACTGCAACGAGTGCAGTGAGCTGTCAGTCCAGATCAAGAACTGACGGCTTGTTCTAACCGCAGTTACAATCTCCGATCCTTGAGATAAACGAAGGTCACCGGCGGTGTTTGTTGCTGTCGGAGTCCAGTCAGTTATTGATTCCTGACTAGACCAACGAATAAGCAGTGGGTCTTGTTCTACACTGCCAATCACGTTTGCGCCAAAGCAAACAACGTGACGATCTGTTTCAGAAATCATCACCTTACGAGCGACTGTTGGGATGTCATTACCAGACAATGATGTCAGTGCAACCGCTCTGGTTCCTGTTCCACCCGTCGCGTCCCAATAGTAAATATCGCCGTCGGCAAGGTTGAAGATAAGATCTTCGCCAAAGTTATCAGCAAACCATAGCCGTAGCGTTTGACCGGCCAGCGACCCTGCGCCAGAGCCCCAAGTAAACCGGCCCCAGGTTCCTGCACCCCAGCCTGGTCCGAGGACCGTGGAGTCTAGGCCGATACTAATCTGATATGCAGCCTCGATACTTGAACCACCGCCAGAGACAGAACCTGCTGAAGCTGTGCCACCGGTGTCTACTTTATAGCTGTTAGCTGTAACGACCTGCGTTACAACGTGCTCTTTGTTGATGTCATCTGTTGTTAGGCCGTCAAAAGCGGTGCCGCCAGAAAAAGTGACGTAGTCGCCAACAGATGCACCGTGACTTGAGTCTACAACTGTGATCACGCCAGAACCTGCTGAGTCCGTGGTCAACGGATCGGTGCCCAAGGTGACCGTGCGTCGGATCGGTGTAATGTCGTAGAGTGCGCCAGATTCTTCGAGGTACACTTTCTTGTGCGTACCCATGAACAATAAAGATTCAGAAGCGAGAGTTACAAAGTCGTGGAGCTTGCGACAAGTACCTGCGAATTGAGATTCGTTGGCCTTGGTCCACCCGCCAAGCTTCTCGACATAGCCATAGCGGAAACGGATTTTATCGCCATCGTGCCAGCCGCCTTCGTTCGAGTAGTTAGTCCCTTCTCGATTGATTCCGGGTTTGAAGACGAGCTTGGATAACGGCATCAGTCATCCGCATCCTGTATGGTTAGCTCACCCGCCTCAACCTGACGCATGATTTCTGCGTAGTCTGAGTTGGTGCCAATCATAGGGACGCCTAGCTTGTAGTCCCAGTTTGGGTTAGTCACGTTGATAGCAATGTTTTCATCATTCTTATAGCTTCTGACGTACTGTAAAGTGCATCCGGTAAAATCCATCGTTATAACTCCGCATTCCAAGCAAATGAAGCTGAACTACTGTTTGTACATATTGTTGCACCATGCCCTGCTGTTCCACTAACCCCACTGTTAATAGAAAAATCTCCGCCGTTTTCTGTTGTTTCGCCCGGATTAAAAGTATCAAAACCATCTGAGCCTCCATTTCTAAAGGCAATAAAATGACTACTTCCATTTGAAACAACTAGAGTTGGGCTTGTTCGCATTGGAACTTTAAAAGGGGTATGTCCATTAAGTTGAGTACCTGAATAGTAAGTTCCCATACATATACTTTCGTTATTACTTGTCTGAGGCTGTGTTACTTTCCAGTAATAGCGACAGCAAGAAAGCAGTTCTTCACCGTAACTGCGATGCTCGAAAGGTGTCGCAACAGAGCCAACTTCTAGTTGGACTCCGGTGATTTGCCAGTAGTCGTTAGTTGTCTCGCCCCAGTTTGCGGTGTGTCCGTAAGCACGTTTATCTGCACTACCTGCAATCCATGACGTATTATCAGTACCTGTATAGTTACTACCTGCTAGCAAATACCACTCCATACCAAACCCTTGACCATTGTCATTGTCAATAGATCCTGATGTATCCCCTACAAATGTGAGAGTCTTTTGTTCCCAAGTGTCGGCAGAGTTAATAGTATATGTACCACCTATCAAACGTCCGCTATCTCCTTGATACATACTAAACCCATATGTACCTGTTACATTTGACTTTACATAAAATGACAAAGTTGTGGTCTTTGCAGAGGCCGTACCAAAGCCCAGTTGCTGTAAATCTTGAGCCTCAATAAAATGTAAAAAACGTATTCTCTCATTAGTGGCTATGGAAGACTCTGCTGTTGTAGCAACAACTTTAAAGCTATTAGAAAACCCAGATGGCCCGTCTGCTTCTTGTGTTTTTGTTGAAGCAAATTGATCTGTGTTAGTTACACCGAAATTAAATCTATCAACTGTGGCATAGCCATTAATTGTCGCACTCGTCCCACGCTGTGCCACCTGCATCGCACCGTTGATGATGAGATTCCTTCGCCCACCGATCTGGCCGATATTCAAGCTGTCGGCAGTGATACCACCAGAGACAATGCCGTCACTGTCAATCTTACTCAGAGCCATCATCGGCCTCCTCAATGGTCAATGTGCCAGCTTCCACTTGGCGGAGTATTTCGGCGTAGTGTCTGTTTGCAGGGTCCAATGGTACGGACATTGTTACTCCGTCGATGGTTGCTCTGATAATTGCGTTCTCAATAACTGTCCCGTCTGGGACTATAAAGGTATAATACTGCGCTGATGTAATATTCATCTATAACTCCGCATCTGCTGTGTACCCATAGTAATAACCATAGCCTGTGTTAAAACCATTAGCTTTATAAGCATAAAGGAAACCTTTAGCAGTAGGTGCGAATGCCGTAACACCTGTAATCTTCCCGCCTGTATCTACTCTATATACAGCATCCGCTGTTCCATCTTGATGATATAAAGTTACGACTGGTGTTGCTCTCATAGTCGTTGGATATTCCCTACCAGTAGCCACAGTACAAGTAGCCCCAAATGTACTTGTCCCTGCCGCAAACACCATTATTTGGCCACTGTAATCGCTAAAGTCACCATCTAGGTGTGAGTTGTAGTAATACCTCTGACACAACGCAAGTTCTTCGCCATAGCTTCTGTGTTCAAAGGGCGTGGCGACGTTGCCGAGTTCTACCTGTACGTTGGCTATATCAAAGTCAAATGTTTCGTTGTTCGGATTAAACAACTGAAGCAAGAAGTAGCTTGCTGAACCGATTGTTTTTCCAGAAATGCTTGGAATCGTTACCTGACGCTCAATCTTTTGCCAAGAAGAAGTTATCCCCGTAATTGTTGTCCCGTCTGTGTTAACAGCAGTGGAGCCTCCTGAACCAAAATTTTGTTGAAACCTTGGTGTAAGAGAGGTTGGCGCAGAAGTGCTTTTAATCCAAAAAGACAAGGTAACTGTCTGCCCCGCCGCAGTGCGAACATCTTCTATTGGCTGTTGGATTTTTACGTTGTCGTTAGCTCCAGTAACATTGAACCTCAAATAATACTCAGGCTCTCCCGGAACATCTGTTTGACCAACGGTAAATGATTGTTGAGAGATAGTGGCCGTAGCTCCAGATAGTCCAGCGTACCAACGATCTGCTGTATACTCGTCACCACTAAAACTGGTTCCACGTTGCCAAACTTGGAAGCCACCGTTAATAATAAGATTCCGCCGTCCACTGGGATAGCGAGCATCTACTGCGTTATCGTATGCACGGGTCATCTTCTATTCCTTACGGTTTTGTAGGCCAAGTCACATCATCAAGGCTAGTTGCGCTGTTTGTAATGTCACGCAGTGCCTGACGGTATGCAGTCTGTTCAGCAGTCATGGTCAGATCAGATGATGCCCACCAATCAGTAGCGGCGATCAAACGATCACGCTCTGCACGGAGTGCCTTCATCGGTTCTGCCGCTGTAAGCTCTGCTTGCTTGGCTGATACCTGAGTCCACGTTACGCCCCAGTCTGCTGAGTTAGCTGACTCAATGGCTGAACCATTAGCGTCTGCTCCAGTGACCTTGCGGAACATTTCGTTGAACTCTGCCTCTGTTGTAGGTTCGCCACGGAGAACCCATTCTGTGATGTTAAGCTCTGAGAGAGCCTGTGATACGCTTGCCATGTGTGTTTCTCCTTTAGCCTGCGATTTCCATTAGGGTGATTGTAGTGGGGACATTTGATCTGTTGCCATCCCCAGTATTCCAACTTCCTCCGATCCCAATGTCATATTGAGTTTTCTTGGCTTGTAATTTATACGTTACTGCATCCGTTGTTGATGGTGAGTCTAAATGATTTATGGACCAATGTTTTGCCCATACAATAGGATTACCTGCGTTCTGCTGTGATAAATCCAAAGATGTTCTTTGTGCGCTACCTCTAGAGTCTCCGATAGCGATTTGAGTTGAATTACGAACTAAAACAGCATATGCAAAATTATCCGCCGCACCTGCTGAAGATGCACCAGTAACACTAACTAAAATTTTACTTGACGTAGAAGACGGCGTAATTGTTGCAGAGACTCCAGTTACATCAACATAAGATGTTGAGGATGTAGAAAAGAAGTCCGTTTTTGTTACGCTAACAACCTGCAACACAGACCCGGTAGTATTGAACCCAAGATCACCCGCAGTTGGTGTCGAGCCATCAGCCAGTTGGATTTGATCGACTTTGATTATACTGCTCATCCTGCGATCTCCTTCAGCACTAAGTTGCCACCAATAGCCGAGCCATCAACTCGTATATAATTAGCTCCTGCGTCTCCATTAATATAGCCTTGCAACGTATACGTTACAGAACTTGTTGTACTTGGCTCATCTAAAAACTCTAAGCCTCCAATCTGCCCCATTTCTGAGGGAGAGTTTCTGTTCATGAAGTGTTCTGTTTGACCTGTTGTATTCCAAATGGTAGTGGTAGTTGCTCCAACAGTT